ATAGGGGGGAGGGGAGGATTTCGTGGGCGTGGAGGTACGAAATAACCCCTCTCATGAACGAGAACAAGTAACCCACCCAAATGGGCGCGGGTTTTCTGCCCGCGCCCTCAAAATTCAAAAGGAGGGATGTACTATGGTGCGTGTGACGGTCGTAGACCCCAAGCGGCATTTCAATGAAGCGTGGAGCAATGGTGACATCATCGTTTGGGTGGCAAATTCTAAAGTTGCCATCCCGCGCTGGGACAGGAATGGGATTATTGGGTGCTTCAGAGCCCAAATCATCCCCAGAGGGTCAGAAGTCCCTGAGGGTGCCGTTGCAGTTCACAAACTACACCCTCAAGGTTGGCTCGTTTTATTCAGAATCACCCCTGAGGAAGCGGGTATTATTGCTCGAACACCCGAAGAAAAAATCCAAACTTTCCTCGCTTTCAATCCTTGTGAAGTGCGGCATGTCAAACCAGGCACAATCATCTTTGCCGAGTGTGGTGGTGGCGCTGGTTCACAGTCTGCTGCCCGCTATGATTTTGAAATCATAGCGGGGGAACCTCAAGTGGAACGCATCGGCGGTTATTTCGGATATGCCGCTGGTGCAGCGGCTTGCCCATATGTCTCGGTTGGGAAATACCGCATCATTCTGAACAAGGGTGATGCAGTGGCGGTAAGCCGTTGGGTTGATGTCGGCAGGATAGAAAGTAGTAAAGTTCTCTATGTAGCCGACATTGACGATTAGCGAAACTGTCTTCTTTATCCCGCCCCGCTCCCAAACGGGAGCGGGGTTATAATTTTTGTGAAGCAAGGAGGGAACAACAGTGCCGATAAATCTTGAACAACTTCGGCAAATTGCTGAAGGGAAACGAAATGCCCCACTCGTCGCTGGCGTTAGAGTGTCGGTCACAAGCGCCATCCGAATCGGTGGGATGGAAGTCGTTGATCCGAAACGGTTCCCGTTGGTGGAGATCAGGGCGAGAGCGGATGCTTGCCCATTTTGTCAGGCAATGAACCGAAAAGTTTTCCGTAAAGATGCTTTCAATGCCTATTTGCCACCGTTCCACATTAACTGCCGCTGCGTTGTCGTTCATTTAGGTGAAGGTGTTGCACAAGAGAACTTTGACCCGAACGAAGTTGAACCATTGCTCCGTCATGCTCATTTTGTTGCCGACAGAGTGAGAGGTCGTGAAGTTCGCTATGAGGCATTGCAAATCCCAGCAAGGGTAGAAGGTCGTGATTTCATTTTCCGTCGGGTAAAAGACCCGACAACAGGACAATGGGTCAGGAAGTTGACCTTTAGACCACCACCTGAGAGGAACATGCCGGGGTTCTTCTTGGAAGGCTTATTGCCACCACCCGGCGAACGACCGGTCGTATCGTTGCAAGTCATTGGCAGGACGCTACGGCAAATCCCAGCAGAGGCGTGGCAGGAAGGAGTCCCAAATGTTAACGCTATTGTCGTCCCACCTAAAGATTCGCCAATCGTGCAAGATTTGATTCGTCGTAATGCTGCATGGACAAGGCTGGAAGGAGATATTATTGCGATGAACACAGAGGAGGTCTATGAGCGGTTGAGACGGTTACCTGACGGCGACAATGGGGCGCAAGCATTTATGGCAACGCTGCGAAATTTGTTCCCAGAGTTGCATAGATACATGACCAAATTGCCAGTTAGTGCCTGCATCAAGTTGGTTGGGGAGATTCAGCAGTATAGTCGTGCATTGGAATTGATTGAAAGGGTGCATAAAATTCCAGCGATTAAAGTCCTTGACATCAAACCAGCAACTGGGGAAATCGGAAGCGCTTATGCAGGAGTGGTATTGCGTCATCCTTCATTCAGCATATTTAGGGCAGATCCTGATTATATTGCGTTGAATTTGCCTGCACCAACACCTTTGTCTTCAATTATTCATGAGATAGGGCATGTGATTGATATTGAGGCGATAGGAATCAGGGGGCAGTTCTCATCAGAGATTGGGGCATCAATCTTGCGTGAGTGGTGGCAGGCAGTATCACAGTCAAGAGCATACAGGAGATTAGAGCAATTGCGACAGCAATTGATTGAACGAGGACACTTATTTGTGGCAGACAGGATTGAGAAGTATATAATGTCACGAAGGGAACTTTTTGCCCGCAGTTATGCTCAATATATTGCACAGAAAACTAATGATAGGACGCTATTGAGGGAGTTGCGACAGAAAAGGAGTGAGACCTTAACAATTAGAGGGAGAAAATACACTGTGACTTTGCAGTGGAGCGATGACGATTTTCAGCCTATCGCTGAGGCATTTGACAGGTTATTTGAACAGTTAGGTTGGAGGTGAACAAAATGGAGGAAGCGCTTAAAAGGGGAATAGAAGAATTGATGAGGCGACTTCAGGAAATTTGGGAGAGAGTAGATAAAAGAGGGGCACCGACGATAAACGAGGCTAAAGAGATTAGAAGGCTATTTATGGAATGGCAGGCTAAGGAGGCGATTTTACAAGGCATTCCTGAGGAAGAAGCATATCGCCAAGCAGAGAGGATTACTATGAGTTTATTGGGTGAATCAATGTGCATCTTAGTAAAAGACAGGTGATCAGACAATTCTTCGTTGCTGCGTTACCGCTTGAAACCTTATCCTTGCGATTCTGACTAAAGCGTTCTGCCACCTAACGGTTGGGGAAAAGTCAACTTCGGTCACCTGCAAAATCAATGCCAAACCGCCAGCCTGAATGTTGCTTGCCAAAACTTCCGCAACAATATCAGTGTAGTCATGCAAAAGTTTTGCCGTCTCTTCTTTATCCTGTCCCGCTACTGCTACCCAAACTTCGCCTTCCATCCGTTGCCGCAATTGCCCTGTCGGTCCGAGTGTCGCTTGTTGTTGTGGGTAGCGATTTATGTCAACGGCAAGGCGGGGCAAATTTGCAGGGCTGACCAAAATCAAATCGCCATACTCAATCCCTGTCGGTGTCGGCAGCCCAGCAGCACCAAGGGCGCTGGGCAACCGCATCGTCAAGTAGTTGATGATTTGCTCAATCAACTCCCTCGTCTTCGCCATTCCCATCACCACTGAACTCTATCTCTTTCAAAAATTGGTTCGGGGAAAGTTCCAGATGGTGTTGACGATGATGATACTTCGGGTTGGTCTGGCAAGACCATTGTGCCTTCCAGCAGAGCCGTCAATTTCTCCATCGCTCTCGTTCTCAAGACTTCTGCTTGATTGCGAAATTCAGGGTCGTCAACGCCCATCGCTTTGAATTGCCAGACCCGATAAGCCGTCAAGTCAGCACAAATGTCACGGACAATCAAAACGCTTTGTGAGCCCGTTATGGGCACTTGGTAGCGAGTTGCCAACTGACCTTCGACGAATGCTTCAACTTCATCCATCCACGCTTCAACTTGTTCGGCAGATGGTTCGCTCAAAGCGTCAATGGTCGCTATTGACGAAGGTAATCGGCTTTGGACATCACTAAGGCTGTGATAGCGTGGCATTAAAATCGTCCCTCCTCGCTAAGGTAATTTAGGAAGTAGTCTTGCCACCTGTCGCGGTATCGTTCAGCGAGAAACCGTTCGTCAGGTATCAAAGCCCTTGCAGGGATGTTTCGTCTTGGTGCGCCGAAATGGTGGATGGGAGCAAGGAACCAATCACCTCGGTCAACCAATCGTGCTGAACCGAATGTCAAGCCGAAATTGTCAATGTCCAAAACCATTTCATCGCTGCTTTCGTCAGTTAACGATGCCCTCAATCGCCCAGTCCTGACTAACGGCTCTAACGGGAAACCTTTTCGTTGCTTTTGGCGGATGGTCTTGGGTGACAGCGGAGTCCAAGGTTTGCCAATGACAGCACCTTGTGTCGCAAAAATTTGTGCCTCCAACTCCATCAAGTCTTTGGCAATTTGACGCCATACAGGTTCAAGGTTTGTGATTCGTTCGCTCAAAGTGTCAACTGCAAACAACACATTTTCGTCGTCTATCATCACGACAAGCATCATTCGCTCACCCCAACCGGTTCAAACAAAATTTCTGTCAAGAGTTCAACCGTTCTTGGCAAATCGTCCATCATGTTCGCAGCCCTTTCAACTGCTGCTGCTTCAATTTGTTCTTCACCGAATTTCCGTCCGAGCGTCTTGCTTTCCTCGTAAAGCCTTAGTGCTTCATAGCCAACTGTTGCAGCCAGATCAGCAGCGTGTTGCCTTGCAATGGCTTGAGCAAAACCCTGAAGGTAAAAGTCAACCCAGCGTGGGATTGGCTTTGAAGGATCGGCACCAGTTGAAGCGAGATAGACCGATCTTGCCGCTCTATAAGCGTCCATCAAATACTTTGTCAACTCAACGGCGTAAGCGTCAACGAGATGTTGCGGGATTGAAAGCCTGCCAAGTTCCCGTAGCGCCGACGGTCGTCCAGCATCGGCTTCGGCAACCAATCGCCGAACTTGATCCATCAAGTAGTCAATTTGCTGCCTCAATATCCCACGAAGGCTTTGTTCCGCAGCAGTCTGAACATTATCCGACAACCCCCGCAATGATGCCCCTTGCATTAGCCCAAGCGCGTCAGAAAATTTGCGTCCATTGTTACTTCCCTTGTCCCTTGTTCTCTCATTTGCCGTTTCAGGTGCTGGGAGTTCAACTTGTTCAGGCTCTTCTTCAGGCAGTGGCGGTAGGTCAAAGACATCTCTGATCCAATCCTGTAGTGACCGGTCGGGGGTCAAGATGCCAACTTGCACTAACTTACCGATGGCTTCGGCAAGGACTTCACGCTGCAAGACAAGTCGCAGGTCAGTGAAAGTCAGTTCGGGGAAGTCAGTGAAGTCTTCACCGAAGTTGAGCCTGCAAAGTTGCGGGATGGCATAGCGGTTTATGTGGTCAGCGAACCATTGGGCGACAGAGTTCAAGCCCATCAAAAACAGTTGACTATGATCCCTTGATAAAGCCCAACTTCCGACATCACCCGTTCCCAAGTTCAAGAATTGCGCCAAAACTGCCTTGACAATCATCGTGTCGTGGTGTTGAATCGCTTCAACGAAGGCTTGATTTGCCCTTTGACCTGCCTCTGCTCCGATGATCTCAATTTGGTAGTCTTCAGGCAAGACCATCGCAGCCCTTTCGTGTCCCCGCATCGCTTCAAGCATCTGCAAAAATATCTGCTTGTCGTTTTCCGAAGTTCCACTTGGAACTTTGCCAACTGGAATCCCGACAGCCCATCTCTCTAAAGCGATGGCTTGAAGTTTGTAGGCTATGTCTTTGAGAAACCAATGTTTGTAAGCAGCCCGAAGAACTGAAACGCCGTAGGGATTACCCAACTCCCGCCGCCAGATAAAGACCAAGAGTTTTTCAATTGGAATGTCAACTTGTCTGAAACGCCCTTGCGGGTCAAAACCGACCTGCCGAACCCCTGCCAAGCCACCTGCTTCGTCAAACAAAAATCGCTCAATCGTCTGGGGGTGCCTTGGTGCGAATTTGCGCCAAACGATGTAGTTGTCTCGTTCTTCAAAGACCTTCTCAAAAACCGTGAAGCCGTAGAAAAGTGCCAACAAAGCATCACGGAGAAAGTCATCAAAAGTGTGGGTCATGCCACCGAAAAGGTTGTCGTAGACCAAATCTGCCGCCTCCTGAGCCGTCGGGTCATCGGAAGCAGGTTGGATATCCCAGTCGGTCGCTCGGATAGGCAAGGTTATGGCTAACTCAAGGGCTTGAACGGTAGCATCGGAGCGCCTCATTCGTGTGTAGACTTGTATAGATTTCGGGAAGGCAAGTTCGGGTAAGTATTCGTCAGCACCCAAATTTGTGAGCAGTTGACCGACCCCACTCCCGCCAAACCCCATTTCCTGTCTTAGTTCCGCACGGCGTGGTTCCTGAAACTTGTTTTTCCACCAGCCCCATAGTTTCATCCGGGTCACTCCCTTGGACGGCGTCCGGAAGGGTTTCGTGCAAAAATGCGCACATTAGTCGACTAACGGTAGCATTTTTGCGGAAACTTTTGCCCTACAATCGCCTGCAAGGGGGCACCCCTGTATCGGAATACCCCCCTGCCGCTCAGAGCCCGTCAGAAGCCAATTTCAGGGCTTTTCAGCCTTAGATGCTTGCAAGGATATCATCAAGCAAATGTGCTGCTTCGGCAGCAGTGATGACCTCAGTGACCTCATGTCGGACTCGGATGATAGTGCTTCGGGACGCTTCCTCCCGATAGCGCTCAACGACGAAGTTAGTGAAGGTTGGTCGGTAACCGAAAGCGGGTTGGTTTATGGCTGGTCGCTGCGGGACATAAGCGATGACGACACGATCGCCCCAAACATACTCCAAGTTTGGTGTTTCCCCTTCAACTGATGTGTCCATGACCATGTCACCGATGACAATTTCACGAACCTCAAGCCACCGCGCAAGGATTTCTGTTGAGAAGGTTGCGTTGGTGAATTTCAGGCGATCAGCAACTTGTGGGTGTTCAATCAAAACCTCCCATACTGGTCGGGAAATGACCACAGTGGTTGGGCGAACTGCAATTCGGCGAGCAATCTCGTTGATAGCATTTTTCATGTCATTGATAGGGGTTGAATTTGCTTGATCCCACTTCGTTGAAGGGACGGTGCGATAACCCTCAGTTGTCAAGGTGTTGACGATTACATCCCTCGCTCTCACTTCAGCATCAAGCGTCAAAGTGTCAACCAAGCGGGTCGTCGCAGCGACGAAGGGGTCAATCGGGTTCTGACTGGCTGCGACATCGCGGTCGTCAACGGCAGCTTCAAGGGAGTATTCTTCGCAGAAGAACTTGACACTTTCAACTGACCATTGAACTCGCCTTGATTGTGAGCCTCGCCCTCGTTTCGCCGATTCACGCCTGAAAGCGTCCTTACCGAACTTGGCAATTTGACCGCTAACAGACGAAACGGGCAAGGTAGGCAGCAAGTTTTCTGCAACTGCGCCTTGAACGCGGTAACCAATCGCAACTTGAGTCAGCACTGGATCAACGAGAATCACATCGCGAACATCGGTCACTTGCGGCATTTGCCTTCACCTCCTTATCAGAACTCAAATGGTGCGAGCAGAACTTCAATGACTTGTCCGGCAGCCGTCGCTGCCGTCAATGCGAAGCCGATTATTCGTTGTTGTGCCGTCGGTGGGTTGGATGAAGCAGCGCCGTGATTGTGGAAAGTTCCTGCCGCTTGGACACGCCCGTTGGCTGCAGCGATGACGGGACTGCCAGCGGTAATGGCACCGGCAGCGACAGCCTTGCTGATCCCATAGAGCATGACCGACGCTGCCTCTCCAGTGTTGGGTTTGTTTTGCAAGATGCCGATGGCTCGTTCGTTCGCGCCTGCGAGAACTACCCGTCCGTTAGTGTCAAGCCGAACGGGAGCAAACGGGTAGTTTCGCAAATCAGCCCCCGCAACGAACGAGATGACTAACGCTTCCTTGTAAGTTGCCATCTTTCATCACCTCACTTCTTAATCTGGTATTCGCTGAAGACAAGTTCGGGACGCTCCGATGCAGCAATGCGAATTGCTTCAATGAAGTTCAAGTTCCGTTCGCGGGCGATCTTTTCGGCGTAACTTTGTAAAGTCTCGGTTTTCTCGTCAGGTTCCGTTGCGGCAAAGCCAGACTCGCCAAGCGGGACAAATTGGATGGACTTAATTGCATCCATCAACTTGCCCGCAAGTTCGTCGTTCAACTCCGCGAGAACCTCAACGAACTTGTTGCGACTGGCTGGGGCGAGAGCGACTTTGCCCTCGCTGAAACGAAGCGAAGACAACTCGTCGGCAAACTGACGCTTGCGTTGCTCCGCCTTGAGTCGTTGCACCTCTTGTTCAAGTGCAACGACTTTCGCAGGATCAAGGGTCACTTGCGGCTCATGAGCGATTTGCTTTTCCTCGCTCATGCTTTCACCTCCTTCAAATTTGTTCCTTAACCGTTCGGCTATTGACCGAACGCGCTCTTTGACATCGCTTGGCAAATCAACGCCACCACGAGCGCCTGCTAAGACTGCAAGAACTGCAACGACAGCACGGAAGATAACGCGTGGTTGACCGTTGACAATATCAACGACGGGGAGTTTGTAGGAGCTGAACAAATCAGGGTTTGCCCGATCGTAAGCGAGGAATCTTCGGCGATATTTACGCCACTCATCGCTTCCCCAGTCTGATGGGTCTTTTTCTGAGACCCACCTTCGCCATCTCCGTTCGCTTTCATCAGCGTCCCATTCGTAGCCACGATCATCGTGAACGGGAATTTGAAGCGGGTCATCGTTTGCCGTCCAGTCGGGGTCGGCTGCTGCAAGTGCTGTCAAGCCTTTGAAGAATGGTCTGTTTGTCAATGCAATCCCTGTCAAGACATCTTCGCCCAAAATCTTGCCTGTCTTGGGGTCAACGGCTCCGCCCAACTCAACGCTGACATACTTGAACCTTTGCTTTTCAACTGCTTCTTTCCCGATGTCCGTCCATTCAATCAATGCGTAAAGCCCGTCTTCACGGACTTCCAACGCTCTAACCCAACCCGCTGCTCCGAGAGCAGTGTATTGATGCTCAAAATTGACGGGGACATCACGCCCCAAAACGCCATTGTCAAAGTTCCGTTTGATTGCCAGCAGGAAATTTTCGTCAAGTCTAATTGTCCGACCGTCGCGCTTGAAAACGCCTTTGGGCAGGATTTTGATCCAGTCAGCAAATTGGAGCGCTTCAACGAACCCTATCGGCTTCACCATGAGACACCTCCCAACGCAGGCACATAAGGCGTCCCAGCAAACCAGTCAGCCCGTATCGGCTCTGCTGGCATCGCCCTTAGTGCCCTCGCTGTTTCAACGACTATGCGAGCGTAGTCAATTGCCCTTCCGAAGTGGTCTTCACGACCTTTTGCGTAATCCCGCTTACCGTTCTCGTCAATCTCAATGATGTAGTTCTGTAAATGCTTGACAACTTGCTCTGTGATGGGGATGTTTTTTCGCGGGAAGATGATCCGACCTGACAAAACCGCATCTACGGTTCCGTCCATCAATTCAACTCGCGGAATTGAAATCGTCTTGATTGGTTGTCCTGTCTCTTTGTCTTCTTCACCAATGCTCATTTTCTGTCCACCGGTATCGTAAACGAGGATGCCTTTGATCTCTGGGGCAAGTTGACGGAGCAATTTCTTTGCGCTGTCCTTGTAGGGCATTGCGTTTACGGCAATAGCCGAAACTTTCAATGACCGAACCTTTTGGGCAACTCTCTCCCATTTGTCTACGCCCGAAATCTCTTCAGCCCAAACGAGTGCTAAAGCACCATCGGGCAATTGCTCAAGCACAACCAGATGCAACTTGTCCCCGACATCAAGACCAGCAAATCGCTTATTTAATTCATTTAATATGCCTAAATCGTGACTGCCGTAGATGACCTTTTCTGGCGAAATTGGTTGACGCTCACCACCACTGTAGGGCAAGCCCAGAACCGAGTTGAAAAATCGTTCTTTGCGACGAAGCGAAAATTGAGATTGATGCCATAACCTCGCAACATCGGTCGCCGTCATCGTTGCCGAATAAAGTTGCGTCAAGTGGTAGCCGTGAGCGTCACGGTCGGGATATTTGGCAACCCATTGTTTGTCAAGTGGCTGAAAACTGTGAATCAAGGTTTTGCAAAATGGGCAACAATAGACGAACTGCCAACGACGATCCCATTGTGTTGCGTCCCAATCGGCACCCCACATAACTGCTTTGCCTTCAATCGTTGCCATCAACACCTGCGGGAAATGTTCTTCCAATGCAAACCATTGTTTGCATTTTGGGCATTTCAAATGCCAGTAACGCTGATCCGTCATCGCAAATCGTTCGTCAATGCCGTAACCAGTGACGGTCGGTTGGCTAAACCAGCGTTCCCACTTTAAGGGTGAGTGATAGAGTCGCTCTTGAAGGGCATCAGTCAATGTCGGGT